TGGGTTTACGGCCCATATCACCTTTCATGTCACCAGCTTCGAACTGGTTAATGTCAGTAGGGGTAAGCAACATACCCAATGAGTCTATGACAAATAAGACCTTAGGACGAGTCTCCATTGCTTTGTACTCTTTCATGAACTCGCTGATGGTTTTAGCAACATCATCAATCATAGCCATATTGAGTTTAAGCAATTTATCTTCACTTGTATCTACACCAAGTGCGTGTAGCCATGCTTCGTCTAGTGCATTTTCGCTATCAATTAAGATAACATAGATACCCTGTTCCTGTGCATTTTTAACAATGTTTGCAGAACAAATATAACTTTTACCTGCACCGGATTCTCCGGCAAATACAGTAACCTTGCCCAAAGGAATACCTTTGTGAAAGTCACCACTAATAAGGGCATTCAAAGCATAATTACCAGTGCCTACCCAGTCTGTAGGGTCATTAAATCCTACACCCAAACCGTCAATCGACTTAGTCAAGGTTTTTCTAAATTTACTTAGGTCAAACGCTTTGGTAGCCATATTAAACGTCCCTATCCATTTCACATGCTTCACGTACTAGTGAAACAACTTCATCTAAGGTGTTACACAAGATCTTAGCGTTGACATAATCGCCTTTCTTATTGCGTCCACCTGCTTCTACCATGAAGCCATTATCATACATATTAATTGTAAATGATTCATTTACTTTAGTCAATTTGTCGCCAAATGACTTTACTGTCTTTGTTGTTGCCATTATTTTTCTCCTATAGATAGCACGGGCGTATGACTAAGTCACAGAGGCCCAAACCAAACGTTTTACTTTTGACGATTGCGAATCATTGCCAAGATGTCTTGGGCACGATTGTCACCACCACTTGCTTCAGCCGCTGGTGCTGGTGCAGGAGTAGCTTTTGCTACTGGTGCAGGTGTGTCATCTTCGTCATGACTTACTGCTGGAGCAGGAGCCGCTCTAGGAGTAGATGTCTTTTGTGGATCACCAGTGTTCTGGCTCATACCAGCTGGTTTGAAGTACTGACCCCAACGTTCCATGTCATATGGTTCGCCATCAACTGATGCTTCAAACATTTCCTTCATAACCTTTAACTCAACATCAGTTGGCTTTTTAGGCAAGAAGTCGTTCAGATTAAACAAACCATGTTGTTTAATTGCGGCCTGTTCAGCATCGTTCAGTGGACGTTCACGACGACTCCAAGTACTAGTAGAGTAGTCAGCGTAACCGCCTTTTGAACCTTTCTTCATACGATAGTCGATACCGTGTACGTAGTCTGTTGGCAAATCTTCCAACTCTGGATCAACCAATGCCGCACGAATGCTGGTAAAGATTTGTGGGCCAATGATAAATCTACGGATTGGATTTGCTGGTGTTTCTTTTTCCTGGAGTCCGTCTTCTACAACAAAACCTTGGAAAATGTAACTGCGTTTCTTCCAGTATTTACGACCCATGTCTTCCAATGCTGGATCCTTGAACCATGCACGTACTTCGCTCAAGATCGGGCATGTATTGCCTTCGCCATACATTTCCACGCATGGAACTTGTACTGTGATTTGTTTGCTTTCTGATTCACCTTTGATTCCAGCGAATGGCAATTTGATCATTGCACGTTCAACCCAGAAAAAAGTGTTATTGGCGTTACCATCTGGTAGGAAGCGTAGTGCCGCTTCGTCGCCTTCTTTAAGATTCCAGAATGGATAAATGGAATTGTCTCCACCTGTTCTGTTACCGTCTGAACCTTTCGATTCCGCTGCCTTAAGTTTTGCTCTGATTTCTGCTAATGTAGCCATAGTATTTCTCCTGTTGTAAGCCTATGTTTTGCATTTCTGCTATTTTTATGTGCCTGTATTGCTTTAGAACCTACTAAAGCAAAAAACGCATACATGTTATTGTATACGTTTTTATTTATCTTTGCAAGAGAAATCTTGCTTAAATGTGGTTTAATTTCACCAATTATTTGCGACCAAATGAAACTATTCTTGCCAAAGTTTGATCATCTGCATACTTAACTGATTCTTGTGTAGTGGGGTTACCCACTTTAATATATTCACCTTTTGGCGTCAATTGTGGAACAGGCTTAGTTGGTGCTGGTGCTGGTGCCGCTGGTGCCGCTGGTGCTGGTACCGTAGGTGCTTTTGGTGCTTTCTCTGTATCAAGTTCAGTAGTAAATGTTACACCGGGTTTTCCGTCCCATGTAAATCTGCCACCGCCTGGATTCTTTGGATCTTTTTTCATTTGAGCATTACGTGCCGCTCTAAATGCTTGTCCAAAACTTTGATTTGCTGGTGCTGGAGTTACAGTTTGAGTGGAAGAAATTGGTATATGATTTCCATAAACATCTTGTGCTGGATCACCACTAACAGCTGGAGGCACTGTTACTTGGCCTCCTTCTTGATCTTCACGGTCTTGATTATCACCAATTTCTTTTTCTCTTGCAGCCTGGGCATTTTGCCTGATTGCCGCTCCTGTGTCTGCGTCTTCTTGATCTCCTGGATGTACTTTAGTATCATCGGCCGGTTTTGGCTCATCTGGTGTTTTAGCCGCTTGATCAATAGCAGCCTGTGCATTTTTCAATGCTTCAACTGTTTCTGGATCGTGGTCAGCACCTTCTAGTTTTTCAATCTCAGACATTATAGCCTGACATTGTTGAATTAATCCGGCTTTATCAGATGCAGGTGCAGCAGCAGGTGCCGCACTGCCGGTGGCCGGAGGAGGCGGTGTGCCAGCCGTAGCAGTTGGTGCAGGCAATGGAGTAACTGATGGACGAGCTTGGATTGGTGCTTCGGCTTCTGCAATTAAATTACGCAAACGCCTCATTGTTTCTTCCATTGGGCCAGTGGTAACTGCTCCACCAGTTTTAGCATCTCTAGTTCCGATCAATGCTAGAAGACTGGTGACAGCTTTTTTCAATTCTTCAACTTTTGCGTCTACTGCGGCATCAGTTTGGATTTTTTTCTGGGCAGCAGATTGATTAGCAGTATTTTGTGTTTGTGCGTCTGCACTTGCACCACGCCCAAATAAATTTCTAGTTAGATAGTCAGCTTGTTCAGCATTGGGCATTTTTCCATCCCACTGATCGAATGGAGGTAGTTCTGGAGGTAATCCGTAACGCTGTCTAACAATATCGTCCTTTGGAGGATAAGATACTTCTGCCTTGTTGTACAAGTCTTTTATTTGTTGCAGGGCCATTGCATAATTACGTTGGCTCTTTTTACCTTGCTGTGCAGTAGTTGCTTGGTAATCGGGTTTGCCCCAAGAACTCGGATCGTACCATGCTTCATCAACTTCACTGTTGTTTTCTAAAACTAATTTTTCTCTTAGTGAATTAACACGTTTAGATAATTCGGCTTCTGTAATTTTTTTCATAATTATTTAATTCCTGCAATTTTTAACCATGATGCTAATTCATCAGTTTCGTTCATACCGGGCATGTTCATACCTTGTTTAGGCATCTTACCCATGATCTGTTGCATCATGGCGTTTGGATCTATGTTGCCCGTATCGCCTGGCATTTGTCCCTGCGGCATCTTACTCATGATACCTTTCATCATGGCTTGTGGATCCAATTGTCCATTATCTCCCATGCCAGGTATATTCATACCTTTCATCATGCCGCCTAGTTTACTTTGAATACTTTTTTGCATAGCTTCTGGACTAGATCCGTCAAAACCCATACCAGTAACCATATCTCTAAATTTGGCCATTGCATCTGCATAGCTTGCTGGTTTGCCGTCTATTGTGCCAGTTTGATTATTATTTGCTGTTTGGCTTGCTTGTGGTGCAGTTGGAGTCGCACCATCAGGCATATCAAAATTATCTTCTTCTTCATCGTCGGGTGCATCATACGGACCCATGCCAGGATTATCTTCGTCTACACTGTGAGCTTGATGTGGTATCCCAGCCATTTGTTTCATGCGATTTAAACCACCTGCATCACTGCTGGGATCCATCTTTTCAATCATAGCTAGTACTCGACTCACATCTTCCTTGGTGGCATGTTCGTATTCACCATTCTTGAAGTTGGACACCACGTGTTGTTTGGTCCAAGTACCGCCCTTGGTAAAGTTACCTTCTGTGATGGTTGCATCTCTGTTCCAAAAACCAGAAATGCTTTTTAATATTTCCTGCACACCGTCGCCACTGCTGTGTGATTTCATACCAATGCTGACTGGATCAATGCCACATTCTTTCAATGCACTCATTAGACTCATTTTTCTAGAACCAAAATCTAATTCGGTATCAGGGCCAGCACCACATTCAACTGCTTTGATCAATTTGGCTTTTAACTTGCTCATACCCATACTTTCTCTAACTGGAGCAGTTGGTGCTTCTGGAGCAGTTGGTGCTTCTGGAGCAGTTGGTGCTTCTGGAGCAGTTGGTGCAGTAGGTGCTTCTGGTGCAGTAGGTGCTGGAGTTGCTGGCATATCTTGTCCACCAACAGGCATGTCGTCACTTTCCGGACTACTAAATTGTAATTCTCCTGATCGAATTAAATCTGCAAGGTCTTTATTATGTTCGGCCATTTGATTTAAGATTACTTCAATACCTGAACGCATATCTAAATCAGCTGTGTTGTTCAAATGATCTAACATAGAAGCAAATTCTGGATCAGGAATCAATTCTTTAATTTTATTAAGATTAATATCATCTGGGCCGCCTTTGAGTTCTGTCTTAAAAATATCATTTAATTCAGAGACTGCACCAGGACGCTGTTGTGGATCAAAAATTCCGCCAAGTGCGTCAGAGGCAGCACCATCTTCAGGAAGGATGCCATTCATGAAATTTTCAAATGCTTGTTCGGGATCAAATCCTTCCTTCTTAGGAATGCCTTTCTGTGCCAATGCTTTGGCGGAATCTCTTCCAGTACGATTAGGATTGTGTGGTTTCTTAAAGGGAGATTTGTCTTTCTTCCCCGCTTCACGTTCCTTGGCTTCGTCATCTGTTTCCCAAGGTAGCGTTTCTTCATCTAACAAATCGTCAGCAGTTAATTCACGCACTGGCAATTCACTTTCGTCAATTAGTTTAAAAATGTAAGGAAATACACCTTTTAATTCTTCGTTAAATGTGCGGATAGTCAAACGATCAATCCAGTCATCCATTACAGATTCGGGGATTATTTGTTCTTCGTGCTCAACAAACGATTCTGCAAATTGTTGGTAATATGCAGGGCGTTGTAAAGAATGAATTTCTTTCTTAACAGCTTCAATGCGTTCCATTACTTTGCTGGTAATATCGCCCATTGCTTCACTCAGTTGTGCTTGGCGTCCCACATAGTTTTTAAATTTGCGTAGGCTTGCTAATTCTTCACTCAATCCAGTAATGTGTTGTCCAATACCATCATACGGATGACCGCCTGCTTTGATATGCTCTGCCAATGCACGGGCACCATTTAAATGCTTGACAGGATAACGAAAACGTTCCCCCATTGCATTTTCAATGTAAATGTTTTCAATGTGCATTGTGCGGCCAGCGGCAAGTTCAGGATTAATTTGTTGACTGTGTTTAATAATTAATCGTGCTTCTCCGAGATCCTGGTAGCTCATCTTCGAAGTACCAAACAACTTGTTTTCCATAATCATATCATCCTTAACTTTGGAGCGAAACGCATAGTCTCTTTTATCTAAATTACTTTTACCCATTCTTTTAACATCATAATTCAATAGCCTATCTTTGGCAAATTGCCTAAAACTGCGAATAAATTTAAATGCACCGGGGTGTTTCTTTGAAACGATATCGCCACTAACTTCCAACACGACGCCTTCGTCTGCATCGAGTGTAACGGAAATAGTGCCAATTTCGTCACCATCTTCTTTGTATTCAAACTCGAAAAATCGAGCTTTGGGTATGTCTTGTTTTTTACTTAATACGTTGGCTTCTTCGTCTCCGATACGAATATCAGGAAAGCGTGTCTGTATTTTTCCGTAAAGGTCTTTGGCAATTGTATCTAAGTTGGCATCCATATAATATTTATCAAACGTTAGAGGAAATGAATATGGGTAGTGGTGCGGCCCAATCTTCAGTAAAATCGTTATTAACACTCATAGTTTCAAATACCATAGGATCCCATTCTGCTAAAATAACACTCATACGTATTACCAGCAATAATGCACTTACTAAATCATCGTGTTGCCCAACTTTTGCCTTGAAACTTGTGCCAGCCGCAATAAATGCCTTGAGCTCTGTGATCAAGGGTCTGCTGTTTAGTTTCATTTTGTTTTCTTCAATTAGGTATTTTAGGCGGGCACAAGCTGATATTTTGCTGCCAAATGTAGTGTTAAATCCCTTGCGAAATTTACGAATATGCCCTTTCTTTACAGGTTCGCTCACAAACAATCCTGGGAATGTTTCCTCTCCAAGATCTTTAATAACAACCAATGCGGCTTCGCCAACGGTATTATTTTCCACGCTCCAGTAGATACTATTGGTATATTCTTGTCCAATTTCGTCTTGAATGTATCTTACAATATCTCTGAATATTCTAACTTGATCTTGAATGATTGTAAGATTGTGTTGCCATTCCCCACACTGTATCATACTGGGTAATTCAAATATTTGTATGGCAGCATAGTCGCCACCTGTTCCTAAACTTGGATCCAGTGCAACAACATATAAGTTTCCCGGGGTTGGTTTCTTAAACCAACGAACTTGTCCCATTTTAGTGATAGGCTCTTTACCGGTAAGTTCGCTTAGTTTAATACTGTTGATAAGTGTTTCGTCATATACTAGAAACTCGCATCCGTATTCACGACGGAAACGTTCTTCACCAATGCGACCCATTTCAACTTGCTTCCAGTTTTCATCACGATCCGGATGTTCATTCCATTCTGCACGGAATCCGTGAAAGCCATTGATACCAAGGCCGTCTTCTTTTTCGTTACCAAACTCGTCAAACGTGTTTTTACTTTCTTTCCAAATTAGTGCAAATTCGTCTTCATCACTGTTTGGAGTGCTTGTAATGATTGCTCGTCCACCTGTTGCCAGGGTTGGTGAAATTGAGGTCCAAAATTCAGTTGCAATATTGGGTTGAACAAATGCAAACTCATCACAGTATAGTAAGGATATTGACATACCGCGGCCAGTGTTGCCAGTAGTAGTTGCTGATACGATTCTTGATCCATTTTCAAACTCAATTGAGCCCTTGTTGTAATTTACCACACCTGCACGAATATTGTCAGGGCATAGTTCATATCCATAGCGGATACGTTGCATGATTTCCTGTGAGCCTTGGTATTTGTGTGCGGCCACTAGAATAGTTTGATCCGGATGGAACATGGCAAACCACAACAAGTATGCTGACGCACAAGTTGTTTTGCCACTTTGTCGTGGCAGCATGTTTACATTAAATCGATAACTGTGATAACTTTCTAATAGTCGTTCTTGATATTCAAATGGTTCAAACAACAACTTGCCTTTGACAGGGTGTTGTATATAGAAAAACTTTTTGCTGAAATACAAATACCCATTTACTGGATCGGAGCAGGCCAGCAGATCTTTGATATCACTTTCTGTGAACTTTTCTTTGGTATGTGCTTTCTTGGTGATTACACCATCTAAACTTTTTGACATAACTTTATTTACATAAAAAAAGCACCGCGAAGGTGCTTTTTTGGTATATTGAATAAATGTTTATCTTTCCATGCGGGCGTCAAAGTCTGCTCGCATACCGGCTTTTTTATCTTCGTGACGCTTTAATGCGGCTTTGGCCTTTTCATCTCCAGCTTCTGCTTTCTTTTTTAAGTCGTCTACACGTGACTTTTCTAAATCGCGAGCGTGTTGTGCGGCAACTGAATTAGGATTATATCCTTCTTCATATTGTTGACGTGTTTTGATTTCTTGATAGAGGTTTGACAACTGACCAACAAGTTCTTCGCTTACTTGAGTGTAAGGATTGCCGCCACCGCTTGCCTTACGCACTTCATGATCGCCGCGGCCATCGTTTGATCCAATGTCAGTAACTGTATTCTGTGGAAATGTTCTTTTTCCACTTGCACCGGCCATAGAGTTAGCAAACTGTTCCATCTCTGGTTCCATCTCTCCACCAAACACCACATCCATCTCGTCATGATCCGTGTGTGGCTCGCCTACATTTTCAATGCCTTTAAGAATATTCATCAAGTCACGAATGCCGCCATCACCTGAGCCATTCATGCTAACACTCATAGTAACTGAGTCTTCTTGCCCTGAGTGTTCGTGGCCCATGCTCATAGGAAGTGCCATCATATCTCCACATTCTTCCATACCTTCGTCTTTTAATTTTCCAGTACGCTCTAAATCTTTTAGCATGTCGATACGATCACGATAACCACTAACTCCTGGTTTGATATCATGTGCAGCCATACGTTGTTGAACAGTAGGATTATCAGCATGTTTCATAGTAGTATCGTATTGGTGACTGTGTTGTGGATTAGTACCTTCATCGATTGCTCTGATTTGTTTGTACAATGACATAAAATTTTCATTGCTGTTTTCATTGATTGATTCTTTCAAGCCGGCGGCTTGCAGTGCGGCTGTTGTTTCTCCGCCAGGCTGGCCACCCTTCATTTGCCCGTTTACAACTGAAATGTATTGTACTGGAGATCTGATAATGGCAGTTCCGCCTGCATTTTTATTCTGTATCCAGTATGTATTACTTTGTGTGTCAAGTACAGCAGGGTATTCAGCACCAGCCACTGTAGTTTTTGTTAAAGTAAATCCGTTACCTAAATCTTTCCCTTCAGCTGGCATCGCGGCTGGTGCTGGCATTGGTGTAATTGATGGACGAGCGACAGGAGCCGGCTCGGCTGGTGCTGGCCTTGGGCTGTAACTTCCTCTATCTTGAATTGGTTCTTGAGCCGGTGTACCTGGATTTGGTTGCCATGTTATGCCACCTTCATCAATGTTTTTGATCTTGTTGTAAATGTCTGAGAAGTTCATATTATTTTCCTTTCCTTGGGTCTGGATTAGTTACTTTGCCAAAGACCCCAGTAGTCGATGCTGGCTTTTCTGTTTTTGTAGATTTTGTTGCTTTTTCAGCAGGAGCTTTTTTAGCTAATATTTTTTCGTTGACACCTGTATATTGCGTAAGTTCAACTTTATTTTTGCCTAACTCTTTTAACAAACTCATAACGTGCTTGTCACCAACTGTAGCTTGTCCAGTTACTTTTTCGTATTCTTTTTCAATTAATGCTTCGCCAGTTGGCTCGTCATTTGCATGATTAAGATCTTCTTCTTCTTGTTCTTTTAAATTACGAACTTTAATACAACCTGCTGGAACAGCACAATGCTCTGCAATTAAATTTTGTACTTCTAAACTAGTAGCAGGATAGCCGGTGCATACATCAAACATAGTGATACCTACATTTGCTAATCCTGGAAAATCTGTTTGTGTTTCTTGAATAGGAGTGCTTTTTCCACTGCTACAACTTTCAACTTGGAACTTGGATAAGGCCCGTTTAATCAGCATAGAACAGTCTTTAGGACAGTCTCCTGCAATTTTAACTTTAAATTCGTAGACTTGTTTATTTTCTACTAAGTATTCTTTGAATGATTTCATGTTAGATTCCTGATAGTGTATTTATTTCATATTGCGTAGTTTTTCTAACAAACTATTGCGATCAGTGATAATAACACCATCGCCTTGTATGCTAATA